ATGCAACCTCATCAAGTAATAATACCGCCCTTGGGTATCTCGCTCCAGTAGAATTTACACCAAGAGCGGTATACCCAAGGGCGGTATTATTACTTGATGTGGTTGCATTGCCCAGCGCACCTAGGCCAACAGCAGTGTTATATGCGCCGCTAGTAAGGTTATAAAGAGTTGGAAGAATAGCGGCTGAATCGCCACCACCCACGCCAAGGTTGCCAGCGCCTGTTGCTAAACGGCCAACAAAAGCGCCAATGTAAGTAACGCCATTTGCGTTTGAGACATTTCCCGCTTGATATCCAATCGCAGTTGATTGATATCCAGTAGTGTTGGAATATAGGGATTGATATCCCAAAGCCGTGTTGTTGTAGCCGGTGGTGTTGGAGTAGAGCGCTTCTGAACCTAATGCGGTGTTTTGCGAACCAGTAGTCGTAAATCGTAACGCCGATCTACCAACTGCAACACAGTTTTGCGCGGTTGTTGCGGTAACTAAAGCAATAGAACCTAATGCTGTGTTGTTAAACCCAGTTGTTAGGTTTTGTGCTGCGGAATCACCAACCGCCGTGTTTTCGACAGCGGAGGTTGTTTCTTTTAATGCTCTAAAACCTACAGCGGTATTGTAACTGCCAGTATTTTTATTAAGGGCTTCATAACCAATCGCGGTAATTTCAGTTCCAGTTACGTTGCTGTATGCGGCGTAGGCGCCGATATACGTGTTAGCGCCAATGGTTGTGGTGGAGTACCCAGCCTGATATCCGACTGCCGTGTTGTTGGAGGCGGTGGTGTTGGAGTTTAATGCAGCGTAGCCCAATGCCGTGTTGTTGCCCCCAGTAGTATTTTGATACAAAGCGGTCACGCCCATGGCGGTAGAGCCACCACCCGTTGTATTTGCATACATGGCAAGTCTGCCAACAGCAGTCACATCACCAGTCGTGTTGCTATACCCCGCCTGATAGCCGACAGCCGTGTTGCCGGAGGCGGTGGTATTTTTGTTTAGAGATTCATAACCAATTGCTGTGTTTGAACCACCAGTTGAGTTTGTAAACAGGGACGCTCTACCAACCGCCGTGTTGTAACTTGCGGTCGTATTGGCAAACAACGCCGCCGAGCCAACTCCGGTATTGAAGTCTCCGGTGGTATTGACAATTAACGCAGAGTTTCCAATTGCCGTACTATTATTACCGCTGGTGTTGGCCTTTAACGTACTAAATCCAAACCCGGTATTACCCTGACCAGTTTGTGATGCGTTAGACAGTACATCCACGCCAACCGCCGTATTTGTTGAGACGTTCCCAACGCCCTGACCGACAGCCATACCGTCGATGGTGGCTTGGTTGGTGCTGGTGAAGTTCGTTGCCGTCAGGGTCGTAATATTCCCCGTTGTGGCAATAAGGTTCGTGATCGTGGCCGAAGCAGAAGTCAGAGTAGTGACGTTAGCCGAAGCAATACTGAGATTGCTGATGACGAGGCTGGTCAGCGTCAGGTTTGTGATCGTGGCCGAGGTCGCAGTCAACTGCGTGATGGTGGCCGAGTTGCTGCCGAAGTCTGCGATGTAGTTGAGCGCGTTGACCGTATCCGTGCCGTTGGACGCCAGCACGACTTTCTTACCGGCAGGGACTGATACACCCGTCTGGCCCGAGACCTTCACCGTCACCGCACCGGAGGCGTTGTTGAAGATGAAGTAGAGTTTCTTGTTGGCAGGAACAATAAGGTTCGTGCTGGCCCCACCCGTACCCGTCAGTTCAATGTACATGTTACGGGCGACACCGGTCGCGCCGTTCGGGATGGTGATCGTGGTATCAGTACCGGTTGAAACGGCCTGAGTGACGTAACCTGAAATCGCCTGTTCGATCAGGGTTCCAAGGTTGGTGTTCGTGGTATTACCCCAAGAACCTGCTTGGTCGCCCGTGCCGATCAGTTCAATAGCCAGATTAGTGCTGTACGTACTTGCCATGTGTCATTACCTCACGCCGCAATCTGTGTCCAATTTGGGTTCTGCGTCGTACTAATGTTCGACCAATTTGCGCTTTGCGCGTCGTTAATACCTGTCCAATTCGCGTTCTGGTTGGTGTTTATCTGGCTCCATATATTTACTGCACCAATTACGCCAGTCCCAACCACCCCAGAGACTACAACATTTGCCCCTGCGGATGTAGTAACCGTGCCAACCGCACCGCTTGCCGATACGCCCGTGACCGGTATTACGATGCTAAGAAGAACCTCGACCGTCCCGACTGCTCCTGTGGCTTCTACGCCTGTGACAGCAAGAACCTGATCAGTGACGACAAAGACCGTGCCTACGGCACCAGCAGCCTGAACGCCTGTGACAGCAGCCACCGCTGCCGCAGCGACAACTACATCACCAACTTCGCCTGTACCGGCTACGCCCGTAACGACGACATTCGCCGCCGCATTGATGGTGACGGTGCCGACCGCCCCTGTGGCCTGAACGCCGGTAACGGCAAGGACTTGATCCGTGACAACGAATACGGTGCCAACGGCCCCCGAAGCCTCAACCCCGGTAACAACCGCAACTGCCGAGGCTGCAACAACGACATCTCCTAACTGGCCGGTAGCCTCAACACCCGTGACGGAGATAACTTGGTCGGTGACGACAAATACGGTGCCGGTCTGGCCCGTGGCCTCAACGCCTGTGACGGGGACATTTGCCGCCGCAAAGACAAGAACCGTACCGGTCTGGCCTGTAGCCTCAACCCCTGTAACGGGGACAATTGACTGGGCCGAGACAACAACAGATCCTACCGCACCCGTTGCAGTAAGGTTGCCAACACCTTCGCCCCAGCCTTGTTCGCCCCAGCCTACGCCGGAAGCGTTCCAACCGTCGAAGGCGACTATGACGCCTGCCACGGCCCTTTGCCTAACTTAATTAGGCGATACGAAGGATCGCGGTCGTCGAAGTCGCAGCCGGGAACTGAATGGTGAAGTTACCTGCCGTCGAGGTCTTATCGCCACCAAACGCCAGAACTGCCACAGCCTTGTTGCCTTGGGTCTCGTTGTAGATCAACGCACCGTTGGAAGTCAGCGTGGCGCTGTCCCAAGTGATGTCGTCGAAGTCGAGCCAAGCAGTCGTACTCGTAAAAGTCGGAGCCTGCGAGATCGTCAGCGTCTTGCCACCCGCCACGTAGTTCGTACCGGACGAAGACACTTCGTTTGAAGTGGTATACGCCGTAGTTGAAGCACCGAGCGTAGCGGAGGACGTATATAGCGCAATCTTGAAGACATCCGCAGCCGTCGAAGCCCGAATCACGCCGGTTCCGAAGTTGTGGATACCGTCCAGAATCTCGACCTTGAACGATGTCACCATTGCCTGAGAAATAGCCATCTCAATCTCCTAGATGCTTTGCAGCATCACTGAATCCGTTTTCAATAAGGATACGACGCGCATTCATCCGTTCAGACTCTTGCGCTTCTTGCAGGTACTTCACAAGTACCCGGTTTAGTTCTTTCTCCGTTTGTACACGAAGAATGCGGGTGGTAGCCCGTTCAGCAATTTCTTCCGGAGTGTAACCCCGATTGCTCGTGGTCTGGACAAACACCTGACCAAGTTCCATATCGCCTGCAAAACTCATGTTACTGGCACTCTAACTTGCCCAGAACGGTACGCATCCTGACGATCCAGACCATCACCAAGGCGCTTCAGTTGAGCGACGGCTTCCTGATACTTCTGGTCGTAGTAGCCCATCATGTCGGCTTCGCCCTTGAGATAGGTATATGCCTCCCTGAGCGAGCCATACAGCAATACCGTCTCAAAGTTATCACCAAGCCACGAAGTTGAACTCGTGACGATGGAGGGCGGGTAGTAGTAATAGTGCAGTTCAGCCGTGTACGCGAGATCGGGAGTAGGCCCGAGGATCATGCTACTGTTGTTCCAAATAGCGTAATACTGCGGCTTGCCATACGAGTTCGGCGGCGGGTACGAAGCACGGATGAAGTTCACATCCTTGTTCAATAGGTACTCGTATTCACCCGTGGTCGGGTCGATCACTGCAAGCGAGAACGTCGAGAGCCAGTCAGACGGCAACGAGAAATACTGGAAGTTAATCGTCATCGTGCCAGTGACGTTCTTACGAATGGCAGGAATCTGAACGGAGTTATAAATCCTCTCTTCGGCCAACTGCACGAACGTAGGGATATTCGCTACGAAAGACGTTTCCGTGCTTTCGCAGTAATCCTGAATCAACGTTGAGAGTTGACTATAGTTCACGACCAGCCAGCCCGTACCTTGCCGTTATACTGCAGGTTAATCTGCGAAACGAACTTCGTGCCCTTGGTGGCAGCGCCAGCACCCTTCATCTTCATGTGGGTGACGCCCTTATTGACATCCTTTTCAGGATAGCCATTCTCACCAGTCGAGTCGGTGTTCGGCCTAATCTTGCCGGGGTTCAGTTCTTTCATGGTACTTACCTCGGGCCAGACGAGCCGCGCATCGGGCTACGCTGGTTCATCACCTTAGCCATGCCACGACCGTACTTCTTCATTTCAGCATTGGTCTTGCCGCCAGCACGCATTTTCTTCGTGCCGTGCATACGGCTCTCGTGAGCCTTGACCTCTTCCCGTGCGACCTTACGCATACCGTTCTTCATCTCAGTCTCCTAGGTCGTAACGACCGTAACTGTTCCTACCTCACCGGTTGGTGCCAAGGTATTTGGCGTCAACCCTGCATCATACGAACTGGCCCCGCCAACCGGGTTCCAGCCCCACTGAATCATTCTACTACCGCCTGCGCCGTTGTTACCTTCTTCAAAGTAACTCAGGTCAGGTCTTGGGTTCCTAAGTGCCTGCGGGTCATCCACCGGGTACAGGCCCAGTGACAACTGCGGCTGATCAGGCTCCCAGCATTCCGGACAGACCAAGATGTTTACGTTCTTGGTCTTGATCACCAAAGACTTCAATTGGCGAAGTTTGTACCGGAAACCACACCGGTCGCACTCCGCGATAGCATGTTTGCCACTTGCAAACCTGTTCGGCATTAGTAGCCACCCAAGAAACTCTCACGTGGGACAAAGCGCACAGCAGCCTTTTCCCGATCCTCACCCGCCGCCAACTCCCAAGCCTCGTCGTACTGCGCCTTCAAGACCTGCATACGCGCATCTGCGCCGGGTATCTTCATCGACAGCATGTAGGCCAGCCCCGCCACCAAGCAGGGCAGGAAACGGAACGGGATGTCCTGACCGTTAGACCCCACACCGGGATCAAACATACGCACGAGTCGCGTATAGACCAGCGTCCAAGTGGTTGTGTTATCGGGCAGGGGCCATACCGTGAACTGCGGCTTTACGATGACATTATCGGCACCGGTAGCACCCGTACGGCGGTTGATCC